GTTCAGTGCGTTTCTGAACGTCGGCACAGCGCTGAACGAAGCGTTCGGGGAGAGCGCGGGCCAAGGCATCGCCGACGTGACAACACGGTTCGCTGAGTTCCTGAACCAGGCCGCCGACTCCGGGCAAGCAGTGGCGTGGGTGAGCGACGCATTGGACGTGTTCCAGGCGATCGGCAACATTTTGTCGCCAATCGTCGGGATCATCGGATCGATCGGCGACGCGGCTACCGCCACCGGCGGCAACATCCTCGGGGCGTTCGGGGCCGCGCTCCAGTCCGTGGACGATTTCTTGGCCTCAGCGCAGGGCCAAGAGGCGTTGGTCGCTGTCTTCGAAGCGCTGAACCGGGTCGGCGACGCTTTCGGCGATGTGTTGCTGGGTCTCGCACCTGCGATCGTGCCGCTGGTCAGCGGCCTGTCCGATATCTTCGATGTCGTGGCTCCGCTACTGGGTCCGCTGGCGGAGCTCGTCGGCTCGGTCCTAGCCGCGCTAGCGCCGGTACTCACCACTGTCGCATCGGCGATTCAGCCCATTATCGAACCGCTCACTAAGATCATTGAACTCCTCGGCCCTATCCTGATAGGGGCCATTGAAACGGCGTTGCCGATCATTGAGGCGCTGGCGGAACTGCTCGGCGCGCAACTCGCAGTGCGCCTAGGGGTCATCGGCACAGTATTGGAAGTACTGTCACCGCTATTCAACGCACTGTTTGCAGCGCTGACACCGATCATTGAGGCGCTGGCACCGCTGCTCGAACTGTTCTCACAGGTTGCGGGGATCATCGGGACCATTCTCGTCCCCATCATTCAGGTGCTGGGCGCTATTCTGCTGTGGGTTGTCGAAAGCATTATCGTCCCCATTCTGGTCCCCGCAGTCGAACTTCTTGCCACTATACTGAGCGTGCTACTCACCGGCGCTATTAGTCACCTAGTTACCTCATTCCAGGTCGCGTGGAACGTACTCGGAGCGCTGTTCGTCTGGCTGAAAGACCGACTCGTGCAGAACGTCCAGGGTATGGTCGCAGGCTGGAACGCATTGGTAGGTGCATTCCGGGCAGGTTGGAACGCCATCAAGAACAACGTGTTCACGCCGATCGGCAACGGGATCAATGCTGTTAAAAACACCATTTCAAACGCGCTCGGCAGTATCAAAAGCGGATGGAACTCATTCGTCACATTCGTCAAGGGCATTCCCGGCAGAATCAGCGGATCGCTGTCCAGCATGTTCTCACCGCTGGCTTCGGGGTTCAAATCGGCTATCAACTCGATCATCGCAGGATGGAACGGACTTTCATTCACACTGCCGTCCATCGACCTCGGACCGCTGGGTTCTACCCCCAGCGTCACCGTGTCGACGCCGAATATCCCGTATCTCGCACAGGGTGGTCTCGCCACCGGTCCGACCCTGGCGATGATCGGTGAAGGCGGAAGAGATGAAGCAATCCTCCCGCTGGGCGATCCCAGAGTAACAGGGCTGCTCGCGTCGGCCTTGAGCCGCGCTGGAGCCAACAACCAGGGCGATGCCGGAGCGAATGGTGGTGGAATCAACGCCACCGGGATGAGTGGCGACAACTACTTTACCGTGCGGATCGGTGAACGAGAGTTGACCGATATCGTCGTGGAGAAGCAGAACGAGATGAATCAGAGACAGCTCCGACGAGCCCGCGCGGGAACCGGAAGGCGTTCATAGTGGCTACATTGACAGCGCAGTACTTTCCCGACCTGGGGCGCGTCAGGCTGACGCTAGGTGCTCCGGTCATGAACGTCGAATACACCTTGCAGCGCTCCACAGATGGTGGCGTGACATGGGTCAATGTGCGCGGCGGCTCGGCGATGGGCACGCAGAGCGTCACCGTTGTCGATGATTACGAGTACGTACCGAACCAGCGAAACGACTACAGGGTGCTTGCCCCTGTGTTCTATGAGTCGTTCAACCGCGAATATCCTTCGGGAACCACCCTGGAGACGACGGGGAGTGCCACTAGCTACGCTTCTACCCCCGACGCTGCGGCACTGGACATCGTAGGGGATATCGACATCCGCGCGGACATCGAACCAGCACAATGGCCGCCCGCGTCCGACGCCACGTTGGTGTCCAAATACATGGACGCCACCAACAACCGCAGCTATCGCCTTGACGTGATGTCCACGGGCAGGCTCCGCGTCACCTGGTCAACGACCGGCGTCAACGCCTTCTCTATCGTCTCGTCCATTCCGTTGGACATTGTCGGTGGAGAGCGCATCTCCGTACGCGTTGCGTTCGATGTGAACGATGGCGCAGGCGGGCGTGCCGCGACGTTCTACACCGCTCCCGGTGCCACATCCCTGAACGGCCCCTGGACACAGCTGGGCACAACGCAGACGCAAGCGGGAACGACTTCGATATTCTCCGGTACCGCTGCGATGGAAGTCGGATCGCGGAACGGCGGCGTTACCACCCTATTCATGGGCAATACCTACCACGTGCAGGTGCGAAACGGCATCGCCGGTGCGATCGTCGCCAACCCGATCTTCTCAGCCCAACCTGCCGGAACTGTCGTCTTCGTTGACTCGGCGGGGCGCACGTGGACCGTGCAGCCCGGAGCGTCGATCATCACCGTCTCCCCTGTTCCTGGCATCGACTGGGGCACTACCGACACCGGTCAGACCTGGACGCTTGGCAGTTCGTCGGCCGGTTTCAGCATGTACGTGGACAACGGCGTAGGCGTGATCGCCAGCGCTTCTCCTTCGGGGCAGACTGCGGAAGTGGTGGCAGGTCCCGTACCGGGGCTCACTGACGGTGATATCACGTGGTCGGCTATCTACCCGGATCCCGCGAACCTGCTTGACTCACCTGTCGAGTGGGGAGTGGGGCTGCGTGCCGCAGACACCAGTAACACCTATGAGTCGAAACTGCGGTTCAACACCGATGCCGACGACTTCAGCGTCGAATTGCAGCTCGGCAAGCTCGTCGCGGACGTCTATACCGAACTGGGCGACAGCGGGTCGCTTGGGACGTGGACCCCGGGCGTTCCTTGGCATGTGCGGTTTCGCCTACAGGGAACGACGTTGCAGGCACGGGCGTGGGAAGAAGGCGACGCGGAGCCAACCAACTGGGCGGTAGTAGCCACCGATACCGATCTTGTCGCCGGAACCGGTGTGTACGCCCGTGGGTTCAAGGCTTCAGGCACCGAATATGAGCAGTGGTTCGGCCCGATGTCCGCTGATACGATTCCGCCTACCGTAGGTGCAACTGCGTTCGTAACGCCTGAGCAGCTTGAGACCTACCTCAAATCAGTGACGTTCCCGTTGCTGAATCGCCCCCTCGACTGCGTCGACTGGGACGCGCTGAGTCGTGACTCACGCGCGGGGTTCTTCGACATCAAGGGGCGACACGAAATCCTGGCGATTGCCGACGTCGGCTCTTCCGGATCGTTCACGTTGACATTCGTGACCGACACGAATGCGGAACTTCGCGGGGTACGTGCGCTGCTCACGTTCGGCGGCATTCTGTACATGCAGCCTCCAGGGGATATCGAGGAGGACTGCCCCACCGACTTTTCCGGTATCCCTGACGGATACATGATGTGGGACGGCTCTATTGAGCGCCATTCGCTTCGCGGTACGAACATCCGGGGTTGGACAGTCGGATTCACACGCGTTGCGGCTTCCGATTCTTCGGACATTATCCCCACAACGATCACATGGCAAATGCTTTGGGATATGATTGGACCTGAGGGGACGTGGGAAGACGTCTGGGCTATGTGGCCCACTTGGCAAGATCTCTGGCTAGCAGAGGGTGACATCTCGTCGTTTGGGGAAGTACTGTGAGTGACCGCACGAACAATGATCTAGCTGCGCTATTGACACCGGCACCGTCGAGGGGCGTGCAATTCGGACAAGGCAAAATCCTTACGTGGGAACGCGGCGGGGAACTGCGAAATACGGTTGAATGGCGTGGCATCACGCTTACCGATATTCCGATGGTCGAAGGCGTGAACGCGCTGGCATTGAAGCCGGGCGACATCGTCGGCCTGCTCGGGTGGGCACCCGAGAACGCCAAAGGTGTCGGTACGTGGTGGATCATCGGTAAGCTGTCAAACCCCGGTGAAGATGTATCAGACTTGACGTTTTTCCTTGGTCAGGTCCGCTATATGACCAAGATTGATCCTGGTGTCGCACAGATATACATCGGGTGGTCTAAGACAACCGGCCTGCCGCTGACCATCTTTTACTATGGCGACGGTGCCGAAACGCGGGCACTCTCGATTCAAAACCAGGACCTCATCGCTATTCGCGATCCTGAGGGCCGAATTATCTTCTCAAATGACTCTGATTCCCGCAACGGCATCGGTCGACCGTATTTCAATTACCATCTTGCAGCAACTACAGACGCGATGCTCGAAGGCACGATTCTCGTACCTTCAACTCGATCGGGGTTTTATGTCCCGATCTACGAAGGCCGTCCCTCTGTATGGCACCCGAGGGTGTCATACGACATCGGCATTTCCGCTACCGGAGTTACCGATTGGCGCATCGTCGTGAACGGCACCGTTGTATTCACCGGATCACCTAGCGCGGCTGGTGACTTCAATATCCCCGGGTGGGGAACGACAGTGTTTCCCGATGACATCGTGACCTTTGTGATCCAAGCCAGGAACACCGGCGGCGGATTCACTCGTGTCATGGTGCGAAGGTTCGAAGGAAAACAGTCGTAATGGTGACCGCAGCCGATTTCGCGACGCTCGTATCCGGTTCCCACATCGCTAGGTTCCGGGCGACACTGGTATCCGGATTCCAGACCGGGGAGGACCCGAGCGGCATGGCGCTTCGCGTTGTCGGTGGGAGTGTCGAGTTCGACGCAGCCGCTGATATCCGCGCCACCGGGAGCGTGAGCATCGCCGAAGACTGGCCTACCGCACGTGATCTCAGCTTCGCGCCTTACGGTAGTGAGGTGTTCCTGTCTCGCGGCATCGAAACCGGGGCGCTCGGTGTGCTGTGGGCTCCGCTGGGGTACTACAGGATCAGCCAGACGACGCAGCCCGATGCCGCCTACGGACCGTTGGATCTCGACCTTGATGATCGCATGGCGACGATCATCGACTCCCGATTCACGCAGCCCCGCCAGTGGCTTGTCGGAACATCCGTAGGCGATATCGTCAACGAAGTCGTGCTTGAGGTGTACCCCGATGCGGTGATCATCTGGGACGACGACTCGGACCTAGCGGAGATCGGCCGTTCCCTCATTGCGGAAGAGTCTCGACTCGAAGTGCTCAAGATGCTCGCTGACGGGCTCGGCAAGATCTTCTATTGGGATGAGCAGGGCAGGCTGACCTTCAAGGACATTCCGCCGGAAGACGACATCATCTGGTCGGTGAAGGCCGGTCCGGGTGGTGTCATGGTCAGCGCCGATCGCTCGTTGTCCCGCGACGGGGTGTACAACGCCGTAGTGGTGAACGGTGAAGGGGCCGACGAGCTAACGCCGGTGCGCGCTATGGCGATCAACGCCCAGGAGTCGAGCCCTACGTTCTTCGGCGGTCCGTTCGGTCGTATCCCGCGCTTCTACGCGTCGCCGTTCATCACCACGCAGAGCCAAGCCGAGAACGCCGCCGTCAACCTGCTGAGGCGCACACTGGGGCTGTCGTACGACGTAGGGCTATCCGCCGTACCAAACCCGGCTGTACGGCCGTACGATGTGCT